CGCGAACACCGCGTCGTGACGATGACGGAACTCGGGTTCTAGATCGGGGTCAAAACCGGGCCTTCCAATTGCGGATACGCATATCCTCAGTTGGAAGGCCCGTCGCCGAGGTCCGGAGCAAGGGAACGGTGTTGATTGGCCCTGCGGTTTTCAACCACCCCGCCGCAAGTGGGGTCGGCGTGTCGTCATGCGACACAACGACACTGCAACCGGCTTAGCAAAGACCGGTGTCCAACCCAGGAGAGCGCACGCCGATCGCGGTTATCGGGGATAAATGCGGCGTTGACTGAAGGCGCGGACGATATTTCACCGTGCTTTTGGTGCCCACGGACACCGCAAGCATCCCGTGAGCGATAGCTGCTGAGATAGGTCTTCGTCAGCCGCGGTCGGGCACCGGCCTATGCTGTTCGTGCCGATATCGGTCTGAGATGTGCCCGGGTGCAGCACTCGCTGATCGTCAACGAATATGATTGTCGCGAAGGAGGCAACGCCGATCGAGTTGGCGAACAATCCTCCGGTGGGAGACAGCGTCATCCTAAATGATCGGTTCGCCAGTTCCGGCCTGCCGATTCATCACGCTCGAACTGACCAACACGCTACCGCTGGCTGTAGCCGGTCCGCGATTTTTGAACCGTCATTTCACTAGCGCGGCCCGAAAGGCTTTGCTAAGCGACCTCACCGCAGGCACCCGTAGCTCAGCTGGATAGAGCGCTGCCCTCCGAAGGCAGAGGCCACTGGTTCGAATCCAGTCGGGTGCACCAAAATTCATTTTATATCCCCTGATTTCAATGCTTTAGCAGCATCTTTGGCTAACCTTTCCGCGAGGTTAGCCAAAAGTTTGATTGCGGCAGTGTCTGAAAGCGTGCGCTGGTCGGCCGCGGCGGTGTAGCGCGCGACCTCGCTGTCGGTCGTGTGACCGGTCCACGCTTTGATCTCTTGGTTCGAGCAGCCAGCCTCGGCGAATCGGCGTGCCGCGGCTTTGCGCAGGCCGTGGGCCGAGCAGTTCGGCAAGCCAGCCTCGTCGCACCACTGGCGGAATTTGTTGCCGAAGCCCTTCACCGAGAACTGCTTGCCGAATTCCGTTACGACGAAGATCGCGCCGACTGTCGGCGTCGCTAGGATCGATTCCGCCAGGCCCGGCATGATGGGCAGCGAGACGAAGACCTTTGTCTTTTCCTGGGTGAGCTCGAGGCGCGTATCGCGGACGCTGGCCGGTCCCATTTTCCGCGCATCACCGCCGCGCTGGCCGGTCCAGATCATCAGATCGAAAGCCAAACGCGCGATGGTGCCAACCGGATGTTGACGCTCGTATGCGGCAATTTCTTGCTCGGTCCAGCTATGGAACCCGCCACCGCTGACCTTGAAAGGTCGCGTGACGATGACCGGGTTGCTGCCAGCCATCCCGATCCGCATCGCGAACTTCATCAGCGCCGAGAGCCGCTTTCTCAGCATGTTCGCCGACGTTCGATGCGGCAGCAACTCGGCAAGCGTCGTGCCGTGCCAGCTCTTTTCGCGCCTGGTCTTCAGCTCGCTGGTGAAGTCGACCGATCGCGCGCGAATCGTGATAACGTCGGGTGGACCGGAATGCGCGACCTCGTCGACCTTGAAGCTGCCCTTGTCGACAAGGCCCGGCGTCACGTCGGTGCCCTGTTTCCAGCCGAGCTGGACGTTCAGTATCGCGCCGGTCTTCGGCAGTGCCAGGCGTCCGTCCGCATCGGATAGGACGATGTCGAGCTGGTCGGCGGACTCGCCGCGCTTTTCCGATAGCGACAGCGAGATCAGCCGTTTGCGGATCCGCCCGTCGACCGCGGCGACGTCCTGCTGCAGCGTGCCGGTAAGATCGGTGCCGTCGAGCGTGATCCTAAAATCGGGAATGTTGGCGATCATGCTGGTGCCACGTCGTCAACGCGCAACAGGTCGATGCTGAACTCGATCTTGCGCGGGCGCCCATCTGGGCCGAGTTCCTTCAGGCCTTCGTCGATCCCCTGAATGACGAACGCGCCATAGACCTGGCCCGCGCCGTCGACCACCGACCAAGCGTTGCCGGTATCCGCCATGTCGCGCAGATCGTCGAGTGACGCGCGGCCGTCGCTGAGTTCGGCATGCGCGACGCCGCGGAGCGAGATCGTCTCAGCGCCAACGCCCACGAATTGGGTCGCATCGCGCGCGCCGACCCGTTGGGACGTCGCGTGGATCCACGACGAGCGGCGCTGCAGCTCGTCGTGGACTATGGTCGAGATCGCGAACGGGAACAGGCCGATGGCTAACAGCATGACGTCACTCCCAATCCGGCCGGTCGGCGAACGCGGAACGACCGTTCGCCGAATCCCTCCGCTTAATGTCATCCAGCTTGCGCTCGAGCAGCTCGACAAGCTTTGCTTCGTCCATGCCGGGGGCGGCATGAAGATGGATCTCGTATCGCGCCGTCGCGCCGACCGATGCAACCGAGCGCATACCCTGCGGCCCGCCCGCCGGCACTCCTGTCGCCATGGCGGGCATTGCGGTGCCGACCGCGATCGCCGTGGTCATCTGCCGGGATAGTCGGTCGAGGCGGCGGACGGGCTCGCCTGCACCGCCATCGATGCCGTTCGACAGACCCTGCATCATGAATCCGCCGAAGCCTGCGAACACGCGGCTTGGCGAGTGGATGCCGAGCTTGGCCTTGAACCAGTTCGCGGCCGACGACGCCGCGCCGACGATCGTCGCCTTCAGCTGCCCAAGCATACCGGTGATACCGTTGATCATCCCGGTGATCATATTGCGGCCGAAGTCGCCGAAGCGGCTGGGAAGCGAAGCAAACCACCCGAGCGCGCCGTTGACGATCGCCTTCAGGCCGTTCCACAGGCCGGCAAACCAGCCGGTGATCGCGCCCCAATGGCTGTAGATCAGGTATGCGCCAACCGCGAGCAGCGCGATACCGGCGACGATCGCAGCGGCGATGCCGATGATCGGGAGCAAGGCCATTTCGGTGTACGTCGCTGCGGCCGCGAACATATACATCGGGCCGACGATGCCGGCGAGTGCGATGGCGCCGATGCCAAGCACGACGAACAGCGCCGAAAGCCCGCCGGCGGTCAGCACGATCGCGCGCGTCAGCGCCGGGTGACGCTGCGACCAGTCTGCGAGCCGGCTGGCGAACGTACCTGCGCGACCAAGCACCGCGTTGACGGTCGGCAGCAAGGTGTTGCCGAGCGAGATCGCGAGCGCCGCGGTGTTGACCTTCAGCGCCTTTGTCTGCTCTGCCGAGTCCTTCATGCGCTCGGCGAAGTCGGTATCCGTGACGCCGTTCGCTGCGAACGCCTTGGCGCGGATCGCGCGGTATTCCTTCAAGTTCTGGATGATCGGCCGTAGGCCCTGCTGCACCTGGCTGTCTTCAAAAAGGAAGCCGAGCTTACCGAGATCTCCGCCAGTCGCCTTTTTGGTCAGCTCGGCAATCGCTTCGAGCGGCGTCTTACCCTCGGCATACGCCTTTTTCAGAGACTTCGGGAGATCGATACCGAATTTCGAGAACGCTTTGATGGTCGCCGGTGACGCGATCTTCTGGATGATGTTCGACACGTTGGTCGCCGCCGACGCCGAATCGCCTGAACCTTTGCGGGCAATCTGCAGAGCTGCGGCGAGATCCGCGACGGCACGCGTGCCCTTCTGGCCGAGCGCCTGATACCCAGCGGTCAGCGACGGGAACGCGCTGGCCATATCCTTGATCTCAAAGGCACCGTCTTTGCCCGCTTGCGCCATGATATCGATCACGCGACTGGTCTGCTCGATCGGCACTTTCAGATTGTCGTTGGCTGCGAATGCCGCAGCCGAAAGGTCGGCAATTTCTGCCTTGTACGCCGTTGCCGCGCGGCCGATGGGCTTCATCATCTCCGTGGCCTTGGTCGGATCGAGCCCGAACCCCGACAGCGTATCGACGCCTTTTTGCAGGTCGGCAGGCATCTGGTTGGCGGCGCGCGACGCGACCAGCAAGCTGGCGCCCATCTTGTCAGCCTGCGCCCTCGTCAGATTCGCCTTCTGGGCGATATCGGTCATGCCCGACTGGAATTCCTGCGCCTGCTCGATCCCGCCGAGGATCGGCCGCGCCATCACCATGCCGGTAGCGAGCGAGGCGGCACCCCCCGCGGCGATGCCGGTCGCCATGCCCTGGCCGCGCGTGAAGCGGTCACGCGCCGCGCCGAACCGGCGCTGGCGATCGGATGATTGCTCCAGCTGCCGCGACTGCTCCTGAAGTTCGCGGTTCGTCCGCATCGATTCGGTACGAAGCCGGCGCTGGTGCGATGCCAGGTCGTTGGTATCGATGCCGGCGGTATGCAGTCGCAGGGACAACTCCTGCAGCTCACGTGAATCGAGATCATGCTGTCGAGTGAGCTGCTGCTCCTCGCGCTTGGCCTTTTCGAACTCGCGCGTCATGGCGCGGGTCGGGTTCTCGGTCTGCTCTATGGCATGCGCAAGCGCACCGACACGCGTCTGGGCGGCCTGCATAGCCTGCTCGCTCGTGCGCAGCCCGGCCTTCAGTTCGCGGAAGCCGCCGACGTCGGCCTGCGCACGCTCGATCTCCTTCAGCCGATCGCGCGTTGCCTTCAGCGCCTGGGCGGCGCGCGATGAGCCGCTTGCGATATCGCGGAGGGGGCGAGTGACCCTGTCACTCGCCTGCAGAAGCATCTGGATACGGAGGTTGCGATCGGCCACGCGGTTATTTCTCCGGGTTGTGGCGCATGGCCGCTTTGGTACGCCAGCCCATCAGTTCGCCGAGGGGCATCGACGTCATGACGTCGGGCGACCAGTGAAAGACGAGGGCGATATCCGCCATCGCCTCGCTTACGTCGTTGGGGAGTCCGTGGCCTTCGCGGACCTCACGTCGTGTATCCGCCATGGCGGATCGTGATGGCGGTGCAGTTGCCCGCCTGGCTGAGATCGCAGGCGATCGACGCGACCGGGCTCTGCAGGTCGACGTCGATGACACCGGCGACCTTCAGCGCGGCGGTGATGCCGACGCGGGTGATCGCGCGGCCGAGCTTGCGGCTGTCGGCCAGATACGCAACGAGCGCCGCGCGTGCGGCCGTCAGGATCAGGTCGGTATCAGGGCCGGAAAGCGTGAGCAGCGCGGCGACGATCTCGAACGACAGGATATTCGCCGAGGCGACGGTGACCGCGTCGCCGAGCGGGCGGATCGCGGGATCCGTGACGATCGCGCGGACAGCGTCGAGCAATTGAGACGAAGCGACGCCGCTGCCGATGCGCGACAGGACCGACACCAGCACTTCGCCGGGGGCCGGTGACGTGGCGCTGGCATCGAGGACGTCGCCGCTCGCATCCTTCGCGTGCTTCACATAGGCCAACTCGGGGCCGGCGACCGAGAAGCCCTCGGGAGCGAGGACGATGCGCTGGCGAAGCGCGTCGTCGGTTTCGGGGATCGTCGTCGTACCGTCGGTCACCGACAGCCGCGGCACCCCGACCAGGGCGGCGAGATGATCGAGGTTCGCGCCGGTGGCATAGGCGACCAGCAATTGCTTGCCGGCATCGTCGCCCGCCTGGCGGATCAGGACTTCGTGATACGCCGCGACCTGCAGCACCTTGACCGCGGGATCGCTATCGACGGTGGCATCGAAGCTCGGCAGGAATTCCCGCATCTTCGCGACCATTGCAGCGAGGATCGTCTCGTAACCGAGCAGCGGGACGATGGTCGGCGCCGGCAGGCGCGACAGGTCGACGGTCGTTGAGGGTGCGGTTGCTGCCATGATGCCCGCCATGTCGGCGCGCGCGCGGGCGAAAAGCTACGGCCGAGTTTTGTAGAGACGGTCTCTACAAGACAGCCGTGCCCCCCAAGCGGAAGCCGCCTGCGATGTCCGCTACGGAAGGAAAGCGGACGGTCCGCTTCTAGGTGTCGGTGAATTGAACGGGCACTGGTATACGCAAACGATCTCGCGACCTGATCGGTGGAGCCTAACGGCGGCCCGCAAACTTCTCACTTCCACGACGCATTGCCCCATGGGCTCTCACACGGTCGAACAGTAGCTCGAGATCGTCGCGGCCGATGTCGAATGTCTCGCCAAGGTCAGCGAGCGCTGCGTCGAGATCTTCAGGATGAGGGATGCCCTCAATCTGCGGACCGGCGGGCATCTGCAGGCCTGATACAGGGCGATGCGGGTACGAATGGCCAGACAGATGATGAAAGACCACCCCGGCAGCGGTCAGGATTACAGCGTTAATCCCCACTGGCATTAGCGGGAACATCCAGTCGGCTGTTGTGACCGCATGACCGCCCATCACCGCGGTCAGTGCAGCAGCCCCGCCAGGAGGGTGCAGACAGCGCAGCAGTGACATCGCCAGGATTGCACCTCCGACTGCCAGGCCACTCGCAAGCCCAGGCGATGACACCATGGATGCTATCCCAACGCCGACAACAGCCGAGATGACGTTGCCACCGATCACTGCCCAGGGTTGCGCGAGCGGACTGGCAGGAACGGTAAAGATGAGTACCGCCGAAGCGCCCATGGGGGCCACGAGCAGCACGGCGGGCCACCCGTCTCCGAATACCATCGCTGTCACGAGTGCGGTGAACGCGATGCTCAGCGCCGCGCCAATACACGCCACAAGTCGACCACCGAACGTGGCACCAGCAAGGATCGGAGCAAATAGAGCCCGCAAGCATATAACCTTTCGTCGACAGGCTTCGCACCGATTTACCCGGCCTCGAGCGACCGCCTATGAGCGCAAGCAGGATGGCCGTATAGGGAGGAAAGCAGCCTGTCCGCTATCGGGAAGGCAGACGGCATTAGCGGACGTCCCTGATGCAGCCGCCCGTTCCCGAAAAGGATCGGATTTCGAGAATGCCTGGGTTCAACGGCAGGCGGTTTCACTTCGGAGCCGGTTGATTATACTTGTACCCATGCAACAGCAAATAACATACTGCAAATCTTGGTTTCGGGCCCGAAAGCAGCCTACGGAAATTTGGCCAGAGGAATATGCGCGGTCAGCACACCGAAATAAAAAGCTCTATAGTGTTGTAGTAGGCCCGATCGATCGTCCGTTTTGCTTTCTTGAAATAAATAAGGGCTTTGTAGGAGTTGGATTTCTTGACCGCTTGGCTCGGGAATATCTTTATTACGCCTTTAGGGAAATCAAAGCTGGAACATTATTTCTCAGCATGATTACTTACCGGGAGTACGGCGGCGATACGGATAAGGTTGATAATGGAACGACTTATAGGTTTCAGGAAAGTGGTACAGTCGAGATCGATAAGCAGTCTTTCAATCCGATAACGAATCAAAATTCGAGATCATTCTACGATGTGGCCAACAACTACGATATTTGGCCCGAATTTGGTGATTATGATCATATTATCAAAATTGAGCGAAGTTAGGCGAAAGTCAGAAGCCGTATTATGCCGTCAACCAACGACGAACTGGCTTGCTGGACCAAAATGCTTCAAGGCTTAGCTGGCGTGGATATTTTTCGTACCCGTCGGGATCGAGTTTGGAAAAACGATCAGGTGTGAGAGGATTGCAGAGGGTCCACTTTGGCCAATGCAGACTGCGATAGCTGAAATTGCGCGGCGTTGCGTCGTTCCCGAAAAGGAACCCATAGCGGGACAGTCGCCCGGTCGATCACGGCGAGAGCCGTCCGGGGCACCCCCTTTCCCAAAATCTGTTCCCGATTGCTCTTTCTCGAAATAGCCTGTCGGAGAGGGAGAAACGGGAAAGATTGCGCTTAACGAATGGCCGTTGTCGGGAGCCCGGATTGTCGGCCTGAACGTCCGAAAGTGGGCGGAAGCGGAATGGCCGAGATGGAAATGAAAGTAGATTCACGGCTCGCCAATTCTGCAAGCTGCGCTAGATTAAACCGATCTATCAGTGCTCTCGTCCATCACACTGTTGATCAGCGATGCGGCTCCGGCTTCGCCCAGCATCCTGCCCATTTTGATTGCGACCGCTGGGGTCATTGAAACGATCTCTCCGTCGTGTCCTTCGACGAATACATGTCCGTCTTCGACCCATACGTGGCGAGGATCGCCATACTTTTTCGCACTGGCCAAGTGATTGATCACTTGATGAAGCTCATCCGAGTTCAGCAGATTTCTTGGCTTGTCGAGATCCATCGTAATCCTCGCGATCGGAATGAGCCGATGGCTGATTAACCATCCCATACATCGACAGCAATGCTCGCTAATAGCCCGAGCCCGTCTCGTCCTTACATTCGCAATTGCTATAGGGGTGAGGCGGACGCGCCAAGACAGATCCGTTTCAGGTCCAAATGCTCATAGTCGTGCGATTTGCCCTAGGGTATCGCCGGGGTACGTCGTACCATTTCTTGCCCACAAACCATGGATTTCTGCGGGTTGTAAAAGGCCGCGGCGGAGGGTGTCTCCGCCGAACCCATGTGGAACCAGGATATAGAAAGCGCGCAGCTGAAGAGCGACGCGAGTCGATGGAGGGCGCTTTGCGTCAAGCTAGTCCCTACTGCTCAGAGTCAAGATTCTGATAGCTAGTGAAAGCTGGTGGGAATCAATCCGATTGCGACTTTGATGAGCGCCCCGACGACTTTTAGATTCAGCCGGATCGCCAGAGCGCGCATGGCCCATAAGCCTTCGATTAAGTCCTTCTCAGTCTCCCGCTCATTGCGCGCCATTGCGGGATCCTCGCGCTGCGGTGCTTACGCGTCGACAACAAATGGTCAGAGGCAGGATCGAACATATGGTCTGCGGGCTGCACGGCTTGGACTTGTTGGTTTTGTCATCCCAAGGCCGCACGTCGCGATAGGTCACTTGCCACTACCGCCGTTTAACTCCCGCCACCCCGTGCAATCAGAGCCTCAACCAGGTCGGCGCTCAAAGGATCGTCGAATTGGCAACCTGCGTTGTAGTCGCTGGCCCATTTTATCGTTGCCGACACTCGGCCGATTAATGGAAGAGTAAGCCAAATTTTTGCGCCCACATTCAATGCTGAGTAGGTTTGAATCTGCGCGCCGCCAGTAGAGATATCGGCGACCTTGCAAAGCGTGCGGCGTGATCCGTCAAGTTCGGCATCGATAGCGATTGGCGTCCGTGCCGTTCGCCGTCTGTTTGCTTCGACGGGCTCATAATCTGCGCTGAACATTTTTAGAAAATAGGTCAGCCGTCATACGGCTTCATTATCATGGGCTAATTGTCGCTACGCTGTCCGGGGCGGAGGACTCGCTTTCGCGTACGATCATCTTCTTAGGAATGAACTCGAAGCGCGGCCGAGTGGATGTATGGCTCGCATAATACAAAATAATCATGGACCTAAGATCCGGCCGCGGCTCTGTGCTAAATATCGGAATCGGCCGCGGAGATCATGACGCCGGCTGTTTCGCTATAAACCGTCTCCCAAGCTTGGCGAGTTGCCGGAGTAAAACGTTCGCCTAATATATCCGCGAATGTATCGATCAGAACGGTCCCGACCGCTTCATATTGGTAGGCCTTGACGCCGTATTTGACATGCTTCTTGCCCAAATCAGAAAGGAAAGGCTTTAGGTTTACGATATCGCCGACGTTAGCAACAAGGGCATCTATTGTTTTTGAAAAAACGGCGATCTGGTTCGTCATATCATCGGGAAATACCGCTCGTGCAAACGGGTGATCCAAAAGCAATCTATGATAAAATAGCTCGGCATACGGGCGGAGTGAGAGTCTAATCAGCTCGTAGCTTTCCGTCACCAGCCGAATTTGATCTACCGTTAAAGACATTTCGCCCTCACCCGACGGATAGATTTTTTTGTGTCGCCAGTTATTCCGGCTGACGCAATATATACTGATCGTTCAGCATCATGAAGCCAAGCGCAATCGGTTTCGACCAGCGTGTTTTGCTTCGTAGAGGGCAATATCCGCCCGTTTGAGGATGACATCGCACGTGTCGCCGTCCCGGGTGGATGCGATGCCCAAGCTGACCGTTACTTTCGGCTGTCCGTCATCCCAAGATGCTTCGATACTAGCTCGTACGCGTTCGGCGATCTGCAACGCCACCTCCCTGTGTGTCTTGGGCAAGATGATGACAAACTCTTCGCCACCATAGCGACCGATCAGATCAGTGTTTCGCAAACACCCGTTTGCCGACGATGCAACGCGCTTTATCACATCGTCGCCGATATCGTGGCCGTACCGATCATTCACGGCTTTAAAATGGTCGATGTCGAAGAGTATGACCGAGAGTGCGGCTTTTCCCGTCTCATTGTCTGTCAACGTGTCATCAAGATATTCGATGATCCGTCTACGGTTCGCGAGTCCGGTTAGGACATCTGTCGAAGCGAGCAACATTGCCGCAGCCGCGCTGCGGTTGGCGGCGTCACGGGACTCTTTCAGGACCTGTTGTGCTTCGATTTGCTCGGTGACATCACGGATGAGACCGAAAAGCCCAATAGCGTCATCTGTCGACGAATAATCACGCTCTCCCTGGGTCGCGACATAACGGACGGAGCCGTCGGGGCGAACGATACGGGCTTCGAACGCAAAGGGCTGGCCTTCGGCAAGTGCAAGCGCAATGACCTCGGATACGCCCTGTCGGTCATCTTGATGATATAGATCGATAGCCTGCTCCAAAGCCGGTGGTTTTCCGTCCGGAAGGCCGTGCATGCGGAAAACCTCTGGCGACCAGAAGATCGTCTGGTCGATAGAATTGACACGCCAATGCCCAATATGCGCCGCAGCCTCCGCCTGATCGAGAAGACGGATGCGTTCTGAAAGATTTACTCTCAAGCGATCACGCGCAGCGAGGAGCGTTGCCATTGGTAGCGACGAAACGAATAGCGACAATAGATAAAACTGAAAGAATAAAAGGCGCGTATCGGAGGACGCACGGATGAGGAATATTGGGCCTGACCCCCAGAAAAGCGCCAGTGATCCGAGCACCGCGACGACTATCATGCTGATGATACCGCCGAGCATACCGCCGCGCAGGACGGCAATCACAATTACCATCATCGGTACGAACAGCATCGGGTATTGGGTTTGGTAGAATGTAAAACTGGCGGCGATGACTGTCAGTAGGACGATGCCGCTCAAATTAATGGCATCGCGCCCGGACACCCGTCGTCGCGTGGAGAGCGAAAGCTCGAATGCCGCTAGTAGCAACGGCGTCACGAGCAACATGCCCAGCCATACCGTGCTGAACCATGAAAGAAGGAATTCGCCATTCAACCTCGGCGAAATACAGGTCGCCACTAAAGCACTCACGAGCGAGGCAATCAACGACGCGACGAAGAACGCAGATAGGCCCGATGGATTGATGAAAGAGACCCGTGCCCCCGATCGTCGCCGAAGTAAAAGGGTGGCAACCATCGCCTCAAGCCCGTTGGCTGCTGTAAATCCGATGGAGACGCAGAAACCCGATCCGGCGAGCAGATTGGCCGCAAAACTTGCGAGTATCGCCGCCATCGCAAACCGCCAGACCGCGTGCCGGGGTACGACGAGTAGGGTCGCGAGCAGAATGCCACTCGGTGGCCAGATCGCCGCGATGCCATGCGCCCCGCGGGTCATAACTAACGACAGCAATGCAGAGGCGAAATAGGCAATGCCGAGAACCGCCGGACCGAGCGGCGAATCTCCCAACCGTGCAAATGTCTGGCGCATTTAAATCGACTAACTGAGAATCCTTAACGGTGCGATTACCAGCGGTCAGAGATCATCTTTTATTTTAAATCAACGGTGTGGGTGCTCGCGTTCCTGAACTACCGCCCGTCCGGGGGGATGGAGAAATTAGCACGGTAGGGCGTAACTGAGCATTCATGGGGAAGGTGCCGGTCGAGGCTTCCGTCAGTATAGAGACTCGCCAGCCCATCACCGGAAAGCCATCAAGCGGCTGCAACATGTTCCAGCAACATGTCGAGCGCGCGCGACTGCTCGGCCTGGGTCACCCCCAACAGGCCGCGCTCGGCATAGCGAACGGCACGGCCCTTTCTTGACGGCTTATCACGCAAGCCCTCCTGGTGAACGCGCGCGATCTCGGCCGCGCGACCGGAGAAGCCGATCCACGCCTCGCGATCGGTTGAGCCGGCGCGGAGGTTGCGCGCACTTCGCAGTTTGCGAAACATCGCTTTCTGACGGATCGTACCTTTGCGCCGCAACTTGCCGGCACCGGCGTTCTGCTCACCGGCATCGACTGGCAGGTATTTTTCGACCTTGTCGTAGAAGAAGCTGCGGATCCCGCCCGCCTCGATATCGAAGCCTGTCATCAGCGGCCCGTCGTGGACCCAGCTCTTCAGGAACACGACGCGCGCGTTCGCATCGCCCTTCGGATACAGGAATTTGACCGCATAGTTGCCGGGCTTCAGCTCGCGGCGTTCGCGGCGCGGTGCGAACTTGCCGCCGTCCGGGGCTTCCTGCCGCCCGATCCGCGCGGATTGGCTCTGCTGCACCTGGCGCGCCATCCGGCGCAGCAACGATCGCCGCTCCGACGCGCCGAGCTGGCGCAGCAGCGCGCCGGCAAGCGACTGGATCTGTTCGAAGTCGTCACTCATGCGCGGGTTGTTTCGACCGTCCCGGCGACCATGTCGTCGAGCACGACCTGCCACATGTTCACGCGCTCGACGCCGGCGAACGCATCGGTGCGGGGCGGTTCGGGCATATGCGTGACGCGCGTACCGCCGGTGGCACGCCGCTCGACCTTCACGCGCTCGGTGAGTTCGATGCCGATCTCGACATCGGCCGCGTCGCTGTCGAGGATCTCGGACTCGAAGCTAAACGGTTCCTGCTCGCCGCGCTCCATCAGATCGGGCTGATACTCGGCGATCCATGCGAGGATTGGCACGACCAGGTCGTCGAGGTCGCCGGCAAAGTCCTGCACAACGATCGACAGGGTGTAGCGATATTCGAAGGACAGGGATCCGGTAGCGCGCGCGGCGATGCGGCCCTTGTCGATGAACATCGACAGGTTCTCCCGTTTTTTCGCCAGCGCCGGGACGCTGGCGAACAGGAGATCGCGGAGAGATTCCGGCTTTTTCATGCCGCCTCGGCATCGGCAAAACCAAGATCCGGGTTTGCCACAATCGCGTTGTAAATCTCAGTACGGGTCGGATCCTTGCCGGTGAAGGCCACCCGGACATCGACCGTGCAGATCGGTTGGGCCGGATAGGACTTTACGCCGTCCTCAGTCTCGATCTCGACGCTGTCGTCACGCTGTTCGCGGTTGAGGTAGCCGCCGAGCGTCACGTCAACGACGCCTTCGCGATAGTAAACTTCGGCCTTGAGGATCCGGTGATAGGTTGCCGGCAGCGCCGACCCGAGGCTGGTCTCGGTCTTCTTGATCAGTGCCATTTTTGTGCTCCTAAGAAACTGCCTCGGTGGTTCCCGTCCAGTTCCATCTCACCCCGTTTGAAGTGGCGAAGCGATTGTCACGATCGCGGACGCGGCAATCGCAAGCATTGAAACTGACGGCTGGAAATCGGGTGTTTGCGATCAGTTCGGCCGCGGTGGCATACGCACGCTCAGATGGTTTAAGCATTCTGACATGGCCAGTCCCCGCAGCGTCGAGTTCAAGATCGACGTTTGCATCGGTGCCCCGAGTTTTCAGCGAAGGTGCGCTTCCAGCGGCGTTGCCATTCGCCACCAAATAGTTGGCCTGAACAGCAACGCCGGTGATGCGGAATGCCTCACCGCCGGTCAGGCCGTTTACGCCTGGGCAAAACCGGATGAGGTTCGTGGAGCGCAGGATCATGCTCGTCACCTCGCCCGCGAGGCTGTCGGTACGCAGCGTGACGTCGCCGCCGGACGCTGCGCCGATCGCGACCATCTTGTTCGTGTAACCGGCGTTGAGCGTGTTGCTGATGCTCTCGCCGACGACCGCGTCGAGGCTGGTATTGTTGCCCGTCCCGGTGCCGTTTGCCCGCCAGAAGAGCCCGCCGCCCGCCATTCCGGAGCGCATCAACTGCGACCGGACGATCGCGAAGTTATTCGCCGACGTGCCCGAGTGGATGCCAAGGCGGTTCGTGCCGATCATTTCGGGGTCGACGACAATGCAGTTACTGCTGTCGCCGAATCTGAACATCTCGTCGTTCCGGTTGCCACGATCGACATACGACGCGTTGCGGATCGTCGCGCGATGGGAGCCGTTCGAGATCTGGATCGGCTCAGACCCGGTGCTCGGTTGGTTCGCGGTGATCCTGATACCATCGATCAGCGCATCCTCGCAGTTGTCCAGCTGAAACCCGCCGCCATTGTAGCCGTCCCGCTGCGCGATCCGACCATTGCGCAAGGTCGCACGGGGAGCTTTCGACACGACGACGGCCGTGTTCGTGTCCGCCTCCGTCAAGTACTGATCGTGAAGCGAGTAGCCATCGACGATCAGGTCGGGACAGCCCTCGATCTGCATCAGGATGCGTGACGACATGGCACGAATGTTTTCGAGGATCAGGCGTCGATGATTCTTGAACTTGTATGCACTATCGTGGCTGTTGCCGTAGTCGAACACGTTGCGGATAGTGACCGTGCCAGAGCCGCCCTTGCCAGCACGATCGACGTCGTCATCACGAATTGGTCCGAGAATACCGTCACCGGTGTACCCGCCTTGCGCGTTGGTCGCGTAGATACCATGCGGCGCTGGCTGCTGCTTTGATGGCCCAAAGCTCAGGATATCGGTTGTGTTCCAACTGCGCCAGCCGTCGACCAAGAACTGATCCTGTGCGCCGTAGAGCAACCCGAAGTCGCAGCTATCGGCGCTGCAATCGAGAATACGCCCGCCGATCTGCTTGAACTGCGCGTCGCCATTCGCACCGAAACCTGTTGTCCCCGCAGGGTAGAAGCCCTGGTTCCAATTGCGCACAAGCACGTCGCGGAAGGTGAAGCGGTGACAGTCGTGCGTGCTGATGCCCGCGCGGCCGTTCAGTCCCACGTTGTTCGCCGTCCGCGCCGCAGCGCATTCGATGATGAAGCTCTCGATCGTGACGTCGTCCGCGATCACCTCGAAACCGGCCGGGGAGAAGCTGTTCGGCGTCGTGTTCCAGGTCGTCTGGCGAAGGCGTGAGCCGTTGCCACGGATGATCAATCCGGGCGTGTCGACGACCAGCGCGCGATCGGTCAGGTAGCCGAGGTCTTTCGGCAGCTCCAGAATGCCGCGGCTGTTGGCTACGCAATACGCCTTGGCGGCGTCGAAAGCTGCGGCGATGTTCGCATTGGTCGGATCGGTGACGAGGGCAGTCACCGGGACCGGCTGTTTACCGGTCGAAATGAGTTTCAAATTGGCGGTGGCGGGCTGCTTTGCGTCAATTTGCGCCTGCGCGCCGTCGACGAATGCCTTCGCATTGTCGACCGCTGCGCCCACGACGTCGTCAACCTCTGCGAATTTTTCGCCGACCGCCTCGCCGAGATCCGCCAAGGTGTCGCCGACACCGATTACCGCCTGCGCGCGTGCGGTTGCGCGCAGATGGTCCATGAACGCTGCGGGGCTGGGATCGGCAATGTCGTTCGCGGCGACCGCGATCTGTGCTGCCGAAAGTCCAGCCGGCCCCCGCTCGGAAACGACGATGCGCGACCGGCCGGCAACCTCCAGCCGGCGTACAAAGCGGGTTGCGATACCGTCGACGATCGCCGCGGTCGTGGTCGCCGTCCCGGTCGGTGCCGGCAGGATCTTCAGCACGCCGTCAACGATCACATCCTGACCGCTGTCGAGCTGCTCGCCGAGCGCATAACGCAGGAGCTGCTGCTCATACAGCGCGTCGGTGATATCGCCGTGGAACGCGAACGACAGGTAGGAGCGGCCGTTCGTACCGGTCGCGATCGTCGCCTCGACGCGGTCGAACACCTCGCCGCTCGGCTGATACAACGCGGCGAAGAACCGGCGGTTGGCGAGATCCTCGGCTGCGCCATCCGCATCCTCGAGCAGCAGCTCGAGCACGATCGGCTCGCGGCGGTAGAACCGGGCGGTGAAGTCTTCATCGATACGGGCGCTGGTCGGCGTCATGCGGTGTTCCGTCAGGGCTTGGGGGTAGGGCAGGTGCCGGGATCGATCCAGTTGACCAGGCGGTCGCTGCGATCGGCGTTGCTGGCGAAGGCACGGGCCAGGCGGATGATGCCCGAACGGATTCTGGTCGGGATCTGCGCGATCAGCGACGGATCCTCGGGGAGGCCATCGGGGCGCTCGGCACACGTCAGCAGCGCGGCCGGGGGCGTGTCCTTAACCTTGACGACGATCGGCGCCGAGATGACCGCGGGCGGTGCCTCAGCGGGCCGCGTGCAGGCCGGCAACGCCGTTGACAGCGCGAAACCACTCATGATCGACAAGATTCGTCCGTTCAGCTTGCGCATCTGCCATCTCCATTCGGTGTGCGGCCGAGCTTGCTGCCTCGGCAGCAGCGCGCGCGGCGCGGGTGTCGTCATTCTGTCGGGCGTCGTGTTCCGCCAGTGCATCGGCGAGCGTGCGCGCGGCGAGCTGGTCGCTGTCGGCTTTGAACTTGACCAGCCCGGCGACCGTCTGTGTGCAGCGAACGCCGCGGGCGGTCTTGCCGATCGCCGTGAAGTCGGTGCCCGACCCTGCGCAGATCAGCTCGGCGCGGTGTTGCAGATCGTCGCGGTCGGCGCTGACCTGGCGGTACTGGACGTAGAGCCACGCGCCGACCGCCGCGACGGCGAGCAGGACGAGGAAGAACGCTTCGGCCTTCACCTTCGCGAACAGGGTGCGGATCATCGGGGCAGCTCCTTCAGACAGAGGTCGCGCTCGGCACGGCGCCGACGATCGAGCCCGCGGACCACCTGCCCGCCCGCCTTGTTCCACATGAGGAAAGCGTCGCAGCCGCCCGGCAAGTCGCCGGCATTGAAACGGCGCGCCACGGTCGATCGGCAGTAGCCGGCGGTGCCGATGTTGTAGGCGAGGCTGATCGCAGCCGAGAGCTGGTTAGGGCGCGCGCGCAGCGTCGGCGTACAGGCGAGAACGGGCTCGGCGTGGCGAATGAGCGCGGCTTCCTCGCGCAGCTCGCATCCGGCGACCGTCTCGACCATGCCGGGCTTCACCCCGAGCGTTTCACCGCCGCAGATCGTCCAGACCTTGACGATGTCCTGGTACGCGACGAGCCGCGGCGTGCCGCCCGACTCCCAGCCGGAAACGAACGGCGTGACGATCAGCGCCGCTGCCGCGCCGATCACGCCGATCAGCGTCTTAGGCTTCTTCGACGGGCACGATCCCTTGTCGGGCTGTGGCATCACTTGGGGTCCTTTCGCGGGATGAGCGCGAGCAGCCGCTCGCTGAGCTTGCCGGGGAGTTCGGCCAGGACGGCACTGCAGCCGGCGATGAAGCCGGGCGCGCCCTTGAAGGCGACCATGGCGACCAGAAAGCCGATCGCCTGCGAGACGAACGGGTGCATGCCGAACAGCGCGCCGGCCGCGTTGGTGACGAAGTAGCTGACGACGATGCCGACCCAGACCTGCGCGATCCGCTGCCCCCAGGTGAGGCCGGTTTCGACCAGCAGGCTGACGATCGACCCGAGGCCGGCGGGAACGAGGCTGATGACGAACGCCAGCAGCCACGTCCCGAATTCGTGGAGGAGATCCTTCATCGTTCAATCGCTCCAAAGCTGGATAATGTCGCGAACGGTGACGGCCGGCGCGGTGGCAGGGACTGTGACGGCGGTGCCCGCGGGCAGGACAGCACCGAGCCCGGCGAGGCCGGGATTGGCGGTGAGGACGGGGGCGAGATTTGCCGCGGCAAGGCCACGCTCGCGCCAGATCAGCGCGTCGAGCGTGTCGCCCTGCTGCGATCGGATGACGTCCGCCATCAGATCAGCTCGATACGGGTGCGGGTGCGGCCCAGGATGCTGCGGACCGCCTGGATGGCGTTGCGGCGCAGCTCGTCGACCGACGGTTCGAGATCATCGACCTTCCGATCGCCGCGACCGGTCAGATCGGTGTCGCGATAGCCCTCGATGATGCGGGCCTTCGTCTCGTCGGCGACCGCGCTGAAATAGAGCAGCAGCAGACGGCTTTGGCCGTCGATCGTTTTCGCCGGCACGGCCGCGAGCGTTGCGTATCCCGCGGCGCGCTGCGTTTCCGCCCAGGTATCGAGATTGTCGCCGACCGTGATGATGGCGGCGAGGATCTCCTTGCGCAGGCGCGGGGCGAGAACGCCATCGCGGATCCGCGCTTCGGCGCGCAGCCGCATCGGGTCGATGTTCGGATACCAGCCATCGTTGACGACGATCGCCTCGGCTGCTGCCGGATCGTCCGACACGACGGTGGGGTTGAAGCTGAGCGTCATGCGAGGGTTGCGCAGATCGCGTTGGCGGTGAGGATGAAGATCGCCAGGCCGACGATGAACAGGATCCAACCCAGCACGGTATCGTCGGTGTCACGGTACTCAGGCGAATTGACCAGCGCGATGACGGCGCCGGCCAGCGTGAGAGCAACGCCGACGCCGAGGCCCAGTGTGAGAGCGAGTAGAGCGCACATCTGCGACAGGGCAGCCATCGGTTGATCCTTGGAGATCTCGGGGGTGGGGATCAGGGTCGGACGATGGCCCTCAGTGCCGAAGCACCCTCCCATCCCGCGTGATCCGCCCCCGAGCGCCGGGGGCGAGCTTAGGAGCCGGTGGAACCGGCGGTATCTGGAGCGGCCGGGACCGTCGTCGGTTCGGCGCGCTTGGTGATGGCCTTTTCGAGCCGCTTGATCAGGCCGGCGACGCCGACCCGGTCATGCAGGCGGACGGCTTCGCGCAGCGGTGCCAACGCGCGGACGGCCGCGACCACGAACTCGGGCTTGGTCGGATCGATATCCTCGGCCGTGCGCGCGAGTTCGGTGCCGATCGCTTTGTGCAGCTTGGCGCGCACCTGGTCGTGCATGTCCGCGTCGGCCGTCAGCTCTTCGACGTGTTCGAGGACGTCGAGGGGGAATGGCTGTTTCGCGGTCTGCGCCCGGATCGCGGCGTCGGCGATCTCTTCGACGATCAGCGTGGGCGCCGATCGCTCGTAGCGCGACGGCAGAGGAACGTCATAGGCGACGACATGGTCGGCGAGTTCGAGCGCGCGTGCATAGTCGCCGATATCCATCAGCCAGACCATGATGGTCGGCAGGACGTCCTCGGCAACACCGACGCCGGCATTGCGACCTCCGTCGAGCAGTCCGGCAATCCAATCGGCATAGGCGGGCAACAGCTCGCGCTTGGTTTCGATCTTGCGCTGGATCGACTGGATCTCTTTCAGCCGGCGCAGGTCATGCTGCAGCCGCATCGCGATCGACGCCGCAGCGCGTTCGGCGGGCGTGCCCGCGTCGGACGCTGGCGCCGACGCGGTATGGGATAACCCGCTCTCCGTGACGGGAGCAGATGCCATCTGGGATGCAAGGATACGATCCCGATGTTTGCGAGCAAGGCTCATGGCATGTCCTGTGGAGAGCGGGCTAACTGGTGGGGGCAGGGCGGCCTGATCAGGCCGGCTTCTTGCCCATGACGATGTTCTCGACGAGCGCGACCTTGCCCATGTCCTCGACCACGAAAGCCTGATTGACGCTCTCGTAATTCTCGATCTGGTCGCGCTTGGCGTTGTCCTCAATCTTGCGGCGCTCGGTGCCGATCTGCTCATAGACCGAGAGGTTCGCGAGCGTGGTGATGAGCAGTGCGTTACGCGGGAACTTCGGGACGCGGACTGCGTCCAATCCGCCGAGCTTCTTCGCCGACAGAAGGACGTCGCGCGCGAGTAGTTCGGTCGCCTTGTCGCCGGCCGCGTTGACGATCGAGAAATACTTGTCGTGAACCAGATCGCGGCCGACGATCACGACCAGGTCGGTGTCATCGCGGTAGTTCTCATCGAGCAGCTCGATCGCGTCGTAGATCAGTGCGTCGATGTTGACGTAGTCGACATCCTCACCGACCTCACCGGCGCCGACGTAGACCGCGCCGGCAACGGTCACGACGCCGTTGACGCGGGTGGCGGGCTTCAGGTCGCCTTCGGCCAGCACGCGCGCGGGAGCGTCGAGGCGGATGTGCTGCAGCCAGCCGATGTTGACGTCCTGCAACAGCGGGTACGTGGTCGGGTTCGTCTCGACCGCGACGTGCGTGCCGTTGAACCCGATCGTGATGATGTCGAGCGCCTTGGCCTTGACGATCGCGTCGCGGATCAGCGGCTGGAAATTGGGCTGGTGTGCCCAGGCGTCGAGCGTCTCGTAACGGATCAGCGTATCGAAGTCGGTCTTCTCGCAACGGTAGCGCGTCTCGTCGAGATCACCGGGATAGCGCGGCTGGCGATCGTGAACGCGCGTGTCGGTGCGGCTGGCGATCGTGCCCTTCACGCCGACGCCGACCTTGTCGCCTTCCTGCGCGACAACGGGGATAATGTTGATGCTGGTCAGGAACGAGCTCGATGCCTGAATCTTGCCGCGGAGCGTCTGCGCGACCGCGGGGGCAACCGTGAACGACTTGCCGGTGTCGGCAACGCCGTTCAGCTTGCCGATCTGGATCGTGTAGGCATCGTATTTCAGGCGGGTGTCGTTAAGCATGGGGGCGGCTCCTGGGCGAATATCGTGCGGGTCGAAGGGGGGCTGGCGTCAGCAGTCGGTGACGAGATCGCCTGTGCCGCCATTGGCGTGCGCGCGGCCGAACTGCGGCTCGGGCGTTTTTTCGAGCTTGCCCTTCAGCGTCGCGAACTCGCTCTGCATCGACGTATGGGCATCGGTGATCGGTTTGAGTGCGGCCGCGAGCGTGGTCGCCATCGTATCGCCCATGGCGACCGCGAAGGCGGCGAGATCGTTGTCGTTCGCCGGTTTCGGCTTTGGTTCGGGCTTCGGCTTCTCCGGTTCGCCAGCCTTGAACATGGCAGCAACACCAGCGAAGCCTGCCTTGATCGCGTAAGCGATGCTGGTCGGCTCGACGGACTTGGCTTCGAATTCGAGCGCTACCGCATCGGGCGAAGCGGCGAACACTGTGCCGGGGGCGGTGCGCGAGAATTGGAGGCGCTGGGTGCCGATCGATGCCGGCGTATCGGTGAACGCGAGACCGATCAGGCCGATCTTGTCGGTGCCGGCATAGCTCGGCGTCAGCTCGACCGAGGGATAAGGCTTTTGGTCGGCTTTCGCGAGTGCGACGAGCTGGTCGTTGGCATCGACCTGGCAATACAAAGCCTTGCGCTTCTCGACCTTGCCGTCGATCGTGAAATCATCGCTCTGCACCTTCACGGCGACGACATCCCCGTAACCGTTGAACGGTGGTTCGGGGCTGTAGCCCGCGAGATGCTCGATGTTGATGCGGGGGCTGTAGGTTTCAGCGTTGAAGGTCGAGACGACCTGATCGATCATCTCGTCGGTGATGACGCGCCCGTCGCTTATCGTCGCGCCGGATACGAATGCGCGGAAGAACTTGCTCTTGGTGCCCATGGCGGTCGGTCCCTCGGGGTTCGAAATCGGTGGGCCGCGTCGGGCGGCATCTGGAAGCTCGCAAAGGGACCGAAACTGCTCAGCTTCTCAAGCGAGCGGTCTTGTAGAGAGCCTCTCTACAAGAGCCGGCGCTAAGTTCTGGCGAGTGCGCCCGGCTAGGTTCGCCGCGCCATGGACAAACTTCCCGCCGATACCGGCATGCCCCTGCCAGCTTCCACGTTTCCCATTCCGGTGGACGTGCGTCGTCAGGCGCGCAGCCTGTACTGGCAGCGTTGGGGCGTTACCCAGATCGCCGAGGAACTGCACCTCAACCGGGCGACCGTGGAAAGCTGGAAGCAGCGTGGCAAATGGGACGATGCGCCCTGCATCGCCAAGATCGAGGATCACCTCGAGGCTCGGCTCTGCGGGCTGATCGCCAAGGATAAGAAAACCGGGGGTGATCTGAAGGAGATCGACTTGCTGATGCGTGCCGTCACCTCGGCCGCGCGCGTCCGCCGGTTCGAAGCGCCGGGCGGTCACGAAGGCGATCTCAACGAGAAGGTCGCCAACCGCAATGCCGGCGAGCGCAAGCCCGGCAAGCAGAAGAACCACTTCACGACCGAACAGGTCGAGCAGCTCGAACAGATTTTCCACGAGGAGCTGTTTGGCTACCAGGAGGACTGGTGGGCGGCGAAGGATCAGCGCACCCGCATGATCCTGAAGTCGCGGCAGATCGGCGCGACGTGGTATTTTGCCCGCGAGGCGCTGCTCGACGCACTACGCGGGGGCGGCAACCAGATCTTCCTTTCGGCGTCGAAGAACCAGGCGCATATCTTCCGCAACTACATCGTCCAGTTTGCCGCGCGCGTTGGCGTGAAGCTGCAGGGCGACCCCATCGTCGTAACGGCCGAGACGATGCCGGAAGGCGAGCCTGCGGCCGAGCTGATCTTCCTCGGCACCAATGCCCGCACCGCCCAGGGCTATCACGGCAATTTCTACTTCGACGAGTTCTTCTGGACCTACGGGTTCGAGGAGCTGAACAAGGTCGCCAGCGCGATGGCGATGCACAAGCGCTGGCGCCGGACCTATTTCTCGACGCCGTCGACGATCGCGCACCAGGGGCATCCGTACTGGACGGGCGAACGGCGCAACCGGCGCGTCAAGAAGGCTGACCGGATCGAGATCGACGTTACGCATGCGCGCCTGCGGGCGGGCGTGCTGTGCGAGGACCAAGTGTGGCGGCAGATCGTCACGATCGAGGACGCCGCGGCGCGCGGCTGCGACCTGTTCAACCTCGACGAGCTGCGTATCGAATATGCGCCCGACGAATTCGCCAATTTGCTCATGTGCCAGTTTGTCGACGACAGCCTGTCGGCGTTCAAGTTCAACGAGCTGCAGCGTTGCACCGTCGACGCGATGGTCGACTGGACCGACGTCGACATGCTGGCGAAGCGGCCGGTGGGCAACCGAGAGGTGTGGGCGGGGTTCGATCCGCAGGAAAGCGAGGACGGCGACAATGCCGGGTTCGTGATCGCGCTTCCCCCCGCAGGCCCCGGTGGTAAGTTCCGCCTGCTCGAACGCCATCAGATCAAGGGCGACTTTCAGGCGCAGGCCGAGTTCATCCTCGCGCGCCTGGCGCGGTACAACTGCACCTATCTCGGCATCGACAAGAAGGGCGTTGGCGCCGCGGTCTACCAGCTACTGCGCGACAAGATGCGCGGCGTCGTCGCGATCGAATATTCGCTCGAGGTGAAGACCGGCCTGGTCATGAAGGCGCAGCACACCTTCGCCCGCCAGCGTGTCGAGTACGATGCCGGCTGGATCGACCTGCAGTCGGCATTCCTGTCGATCAAGAAGGCGCTGACCCAGAGCGGCAAGAGCGTGACGTTCAAGACCAGCCGCACCGAGGCGGTCGGGCACGGCGATCTCGCCTGGGCTGCGATGCACATCTTCATCAACGAACCCCTCGACGGCCAGGCGCGCCCGAAAACACGAATGGAGCTATTTTGATGAGCAAGCGAAACCGGGCGCAGCGTATGTCGCGCGGCGAAACCATCGCGGCGCGTCAGGACGCGCTGCAGGCGACCGCCAGTCCGTCGACCGCCGTGCAGGCATTTTCGTTCGGCGAGCCGGTCGAGGTGCTGAACCGGCGCGAGATCATGGATATGGTCGAATGCTATCGGAACGATCGCTGGTACGAGCCGCCCCTATCGCTTGACGGCCTGGCGCGCGCGTTCCGGGTGTCGCCGCATCACAGCTCGGCCATCATGCTCAAGCGCAACCTCGTCACCTCGGCGTTCGATCCGGTGGCACGGAATGCCGGCGACCCGACGCCGATCCTGTCGCGCTCGGCATTCGGCAAGGCGGTGCAGGACTATCTGGTGTTCGGGAACGCCTATCTCGAAGCGCGAAAAAATGTGCTGGGCGGCGTGATGGATCTGCACCATGCGCTCGCGAAATATACGCGGCGCGGTATCGTCGACGGGGAGTTCTTCTGGGCTCCGGGGATCTCGGCGCCGACCGCGTTCGGCGCTGACAGCGTGATCCAGATCATGCAGCCCGACATCAACCAGGAGATCTACGGTGTTCCGGAATATCTCAGCGCGCTGCAGTCGGCATTGCTCAACGAGGCGGCGACGCTTTTCCGTCGCCGCTATTATCTAAACGGCAGCCACGCCGGGTATATCCTCTATGCCACCGGCGACATCGACGAAAACGATACCGACGCCCTGCGCGACGCGCTGAAGAACTCGAAGGGGCCGGGCAACTTCAAGAACCTGTTCGTCCATGCGCCCGGCGGCAAGGAGGGCAGCATCAAAATCCTGCCGATTGCTGAGGTGGGCGCCAAAGACGAGTTTCTCGGGATCAAAAACGCGACGCGCGACGACGTGCTGGCGGCGCATCGCACGCCGCCGTCGGTCCTCGGGATCGTGCCGGCGCAGGGCTCGCAGCTGGGGAAGATCAGCGAGGCCGTCGACATGTTCTTCGAGCTGGAGATCCGGCCGCTGCAGTCGGCGTTCCTTGAGATCAACGATCGCCTCGGCTTCGAAGCCGTCCGATTCACACCGCGCGCGCCAGCTGCGGTCAAATAGCTTTCGCGTCCGGCATAGCCGGGCGGGGGATGCCGGGGTGCAACCCGGCAAACCGACGAGGATCTGTCTCGCCACGTCCATCGGCCACTGGCCGTCCCGCACCCCGCCGATTCGCGGGGTGCGGGCCTTATGAAGCGAGAACAGAAAGTGAACACCCTAAATCTGGTTCGGCCCGTCGCACCCGCGGCCGGCTACATTGGCGGCAAGCGCAATCTGGCGTCGCGCCTGGTCGCGATGATCGAGCGTGTCGACCACGACGGCTACGCCGAGCCGTTCGTCGGCATGGGCGGTATCTTCCTGCGGCGCAGATCGCGGCCGAAAGTCGAGATCATCAACGACGTGTCGGGCGATGTCGTGACGTTCTTCCGTGTGCTGCAGCGCCACTACCCGTACATGATCGACATGCTGCGGTTCCGCGTCGCCGCGCGCGCCGAGTTCGAACGGCTGAAGGCGACGCCGGCCGAAACGTTGACCGATCTCGAACGCGCCTGCCGGTTCCTCTACCTCCAGCGCCTGGCATTCGGGGGCAAGGTCAGCGGTCGGAACTTCGGCGTCGACAAGACGCAGGGCGCGCGGTTCAACGTCACGAAGCTGGAGCCGCTGCTCGCCGATATCCATGAGCGGCTGGCCGGCGTCGTGATCGAGCAGCTCGGCTATGCCGACTTCATCCGGCGGTACGATCGCGCCGGCATGCTGTTCTATCTCGACCCGCCCTATTGGGGATGCGAGACCGACTACGGCCAGGACGTCTTTAGCCGCGCCGACTTCGACCAGCTCGCCGACCAGCTTGCCGGGATCAAGGGCCGCTTCATCCTGTCGATCAACGACACGCCCGGCGCGCGCGCAACGTTCGCGCGGTTCCATGTCAGCACGGCCGAAACAACGTACACGGTCGGTGCCGGCGCCGCCCAGCACGCCGGCGAGCTGATCGTCTCGAATCTTGCAATCTAAGCGGCCCACTCTTCTGTAGGTAGCTGGCAATATTCGTCCCATACTCCCGGTTGCGGTCTCGGTGCCGGTAGTGTGGGACGATCGCCACCAAACCTCAGCCGGATTGTAACTGTGTAGGTGTCGAGCCCCTGGAATATCGCGATGCAAGTTTCACCGGCCGCAAGCCTGCTGCCGATCCAGCCGCACCGTTCCGCCGCTAGATAACCGAGCTGGATGCCGCGTTCGCTGACGACGGCAACGGCACGAGGATCATATTTGTTTCGCGGCTCTGCCACGAGCCGCACCTCGTCCCCTGGCTTGCATAGTAAGGCCTCATACCGTCGATCGCTCTTATCGGTGTTCGGATATTGGATCCCGACAACCGCCGTACTGAACTCGTCCACGCGCACTCCACTTGAGAACATAGAGGGAACGCCGTATAGATTTCGGCGTCGATTCGGCAAGAGGATTGAGCGATGCACGACGACCAGGATGTGATCGAGGCGAAGCCCGAAGCGTTCGGCCGATGGCTGCTACGGCAGCGTGATCGGGGAGATTGGATCGATGGTGTTGCCGAAGCGGCGCGGGGCGATCGGCAGTTCCCGAGAGACGGCGATCCCGAAGCGGTTCGCAAGCGCCTGCGTGAGATGTCGGCCGACGGCGACGTGTTCGCGGCGATCGACGACGCCGAAATGCACTGGCTGGCATACTGATGGGCGCGAAGCTTTGCCTAGTGCTATCGCCGGCTGATCCGCGTCAGGCGCTGCGGCTGGCGGTCAACCAGCGGGGTGAAAGCCTCGCCGCGTTGTCGCGCTTGATCGACCGATCTCCGGGCTATCTGGCGCGCTTTATCAACGACGGCCGGCCGATAGCGCTGTCCGAGCGCGATCACGGGATGCTTGGCGCCTACCTTGGCGCCGGCCCGCTCGGGCTGGGCATCCGCGACCTGTGGGCACGACCATGAACAGGATCAGCCGGGAAGAGCTGCGGATGATCATCGAGGTTGCGCTGACGGTGCGACGGAAGTCTGAACGGATGAGCGTCGACCTGCAGGGAGCTCGTGCCGTGCAATCGTTCACTGACGACTTGCTCCAGCGTATTATGGGGCAAGAGGAAAGCGAAACCATCCTGATCGTGCCGAGCAATGTCGGACCGCAGCACTCACCGAAGCGCGGATCATGGGGTGTCGATGAACCGCACCCTCATCCGGACCTTTCCTATCGACACCATATCCCGCAGCATCCGAGAGGCGGGGGGATCTAAGCTATCCTGCGTCCCTAGGGGCGGTCGTTTGCCCGGCCGCCCCTTGGCGTTGCCGCCTACCGCCGGCAGGGCAGGGTGCCCACCACGGGGCGCCGTGGCCCTATCAAGCCCGACCGGTTCGGCGACCCCAAATACGGCGCAAGAACCCCCGCCTCGCCCGCGAGCTTTTTGGGTGGCTTTCGATGCAGTCAGCGGATGTGATGCAGGTGCCGGAAGTCTCCCTTGTCCCTAGTCCCATTTTGATGAACCTGAGAGATGCGGATTGATGCAGGAAGATCTGGCGTGCCGATCATCGGAAGGCGCGGAGTGATTTTCTAATGGCCACGCCCGACTGCTTTAACGTGAGTGCAGAAACCCAGCGTACCAGCACCGTTCGGCTTAAGTGCGATCGTGTCGCGACACGGATGCCGACAAGATGACCCGCGATCGTGAGGTGGTAGTGATCATTCTGAAGCTAGCTTAGCCAATTTGCCAATCACTGCAGCATATTGCGGACAATCCCGCTCAATACGCTCCGAGTTTGGCGCATGTGTTTCACAGAATGCTAGTCGCCTGTGATAGCTTTTATCCGTATTCTCGTACGATTCTTGCGGTATTCGGCTCTCGGTTAGCTCAAGTGCATTCATAAAAGCGTTAGTCAGTGCTTGGCCTTTTAGTAATTCGCAGTCACTCGGCTGCGCTCTAAAGGCAGCTATACACCATGCCTCTGTTGACTCTACCGCTGCCACCAACACATGTCGTCGATGGTCTGCATCGGTCAAAACGTCCATCTGAAGTGCCCGACTTAGGATGCTCTCAATTATTTCTCCCCGACGCAATGGATCATCGGAAGGCAAATATTCTATCGAAAATCTGTCAAATACAAAGTGCTTAAACACGTCGTGATCTAACACGTCGGAATCAAGCTGAAAGACAATCGCATCCAATGGATCAGTAGTCAGCGCGCCACCAAAAAAACCGCCTGAAAAAAAACGCTGGATACGACCGGCGGCTGGGTACCGAATTGCCCACGAAAAAACGTTGGCCCATCCTCCGTCCGGTCTTGTTCGATCCATTTCCGGAAAAATGGCTCTAAATTTCGCTTCAATTCCCCGCTTCTGGAGAGAGCTAGCGAAGAAGCTTGTTATTGCTGGGAAATCGGTAGGCCCCTCACAGACGACGCCGACCATCATATGCCGGCACCTAGGGCACCAGGGATATCGCCATCAAGCCAAAGCTGAGACAAGTTTCGACCAGACTTAGCCAACTCCCATCCCTCTCTAGTCATCTTCGGCGGCGGAACTAGGCGTTCAGCCGTTGTATGCCCCCTCTCGTTTCGCCGGACCACAAAAACACGGTTGTCATCATCAAAAAGATCGAACGCATCTAGTGAGGTTGGATTATGACTCGTTAGAAAAACTTGTCTCGCACCCAGCTTAGTATTTGCCGCGTTTGATTGGCTACAAACTTTGATAATTTGCTCAACTAAAAGACGTGTCAGGCGCGGATTAAGGGCGTTATCAACGTTATCGAGCGCAAATACTTTTGGCGCATCTGGATGGGCCAAAGTGATGGCTGCGAATAGCAGAAACAGTGTACCTTCACTACTGTCATAAACGGATAGCCTGTTGCGCTTTGCATGCATAAACCTGTCGACAAAATAGACAAGTTCGCTCGATCGATCGACGATGTCGCGTGATGTCAATGTTGGCTTGGCGTAATGAGTGCCAAACATTGACGCCCATCCTGGCAACCAAACTAACGCTACGCATGCGTCAATAATTGCCTTCTCGATGGCAAGTTCGGGTTTGCTGTCGAACTGATACCTACGCCAAACGTCAAGAAACTTTGACACAGCCTCGGGTAGGCCTTCCCCATGAAGGCCAATCGGAGGAGTGTTGATCCGGCCACTTTGACGGCCCCTCAAGAAGTCTGTCTGAGGAGTATAAATCACGTAGCGCGAAAATTGCTGAAATTCCGCATCTACTGCGGCATCGATTTCATATGTCGCCTTAATCTGGTCCCATATACCGCGATGCTGCTCTAGTCGATCAGCGTGGGATACCCCCGTGGCGCTTGCACCTCGGTTGCTTCGACCGAATATCTTTCGCTTCTTGTACTTTGCGGATTCTGAAAAGAAGCGAAGTAGGGGATCACCCTCTCGGCTTTGCAATACTGCATCATAGGTGGCACCGCTTGTAAACGTTGCCTCCAATTTTAACGTTTTTGGAAGATCATCATTCTTGAACGATGACTTCATCAACTCTGGGGGTGTAATCCTCAGACCTTTTTGACCGATATCAGAGTCGCCGAGTCCGCGACTCAAACAGGCCGAAGCTAGACCTATCGCTTCGAGTATGTTCGATTTGCCGGTGCCGTTTCCACCAATAAATAGGTTCACGCGACCGAGCTCGAGCGTTTGCTCGCGGACGGATTTGAAGCGGGTGATTGAAAGCTCTTTCAGCATCGTTCTTGTGCTTTCCCGAATTTGGCACTGTATGCAACCGGCTTCGCACTCTCTCACCCTGCCAGCACGGCCTGCCAGCAAGGCCCTAATCCGCATGCCGAGCTTTAGCTTCAGCGGCACGCCGACGGGGCTCATTCGTCAGATTATTAGGCTCTTTTGACCAAAGTGATCCCTCGGTTTGTCCCATCAATCGATTGTTGCGTCACACCGTATGTCGAAGCCAATGTCTCAAAATGCTTAACGGATATGCCAGCGTGACGGGCATATCCAAGATAGTGTCAGAAGTCGCGCATCCCCCTAGGATGCACGGGTCGGCGCAAGCCGGCACGCTCGCCCGCGGTTGCTGGACGTTGACCCTATTGGGTTCGGGGCTTCTGGGGCTTGGTGGAGCAGCAAGTCTGCGCACGCCAACGGCGTTCCTTTTATATCTAACCTTGTAGGGTCGGGTTCTGACCGCCTGGTGAATTCGCGTTACAGAGATCTATGCGACGGCCTAACGAAGCGAGAGCTTTCGCGAGAGGGGACTCGTCGCCGGCACGGAATGCCGCCAGGTCCTCGGCTGAGATCGTGGCGAGCATCGCTGCGGTTTCCTCTTCGTCGGCCTTCCTGCGGGTCACATCGTCCTCTGGCATCGGCCCCTTGCCCATCATGCGACGGACCATCTCAGCCGCTTCCCTGGGCAAGCCGAACCAATAGGCGTTCGTCACCTGCTTTACCTGGGGGCCGAAGGCGGCGGGATCCTCGATCGGCTCGAAGCGGCGGATCCAGTTAAGGAAGCCGTGATCCTTCAATCGTGCCAACGCACTCACGATGGCGCCCCGCGAACGCCGCAGCCGATCCGCCAGCGTTGCAATGGCAGGCTCAAGCCGCCCCGTCTTGAAGTCGATCATCCGCATCAGCTCGCGCAGGACGTCAACGCCGATCGCGCCCAACGGGCCGTTACGCTTGCCAGCGATCTTGTGTTTGCGATCATACAACTCGGCAGCGCGCATCCGTGCATTGCGCTCGGTCTTGTTAAACGGCCGCCAGTAGCGCTGCTCGCGCTCGCCAGCGCGATAGCTGCTGCGACGCACCGGCTGCCCCGTACGGTGCCCCTTACTGGCCTTGCCGCCTGCAATCTGAAAGAGCGAACGAGCGCTCACGACCGGTTAGCCAGTTTGCCGGAAACCCGCAGGATAGCGCGGGCCTGATTTTGTGCGTTAGCCCGTGTATCGCATTGAATCGACGAAGTTATTGGAGACCAGTCGGGTGCACCAGACCTCTCCGATGACGCACCTCGCGCAATCTCCCCGCGGTCGGCCGCAGACACTGAAGGCAAAGACTTAAAAAGGCGCCCCCCCGGAAGGATCGCGGTTATTTGGTGCGTCTCACGCTGCTTGTTATCGGCCAGCCTGCGATGTCTGAAAAGGGCAGGCGCGCGCGAACGTGTCGCGCGGTCGACGATGGACAGATGCCTACTTGAGTTCGCGCACCGTCTGGATCAGGCCCAGCTTGCAATCAGCGTCGTGCCCGGTCGGGGTGAAATTACTCAGGGTTCGCCGATGGCCGCCCCGGACTTGATCTTTGGCGGCGGCGTCTTGGGCTTGAACGCGCAGAGGTCGCTGACGATGCACCGCCAGCATTCGGGTGTCCGCGCCTTGCACACGTAACGGCCGTGCAGGATCAGCCAGTGATGCGCGTGGAGGCGGAACGGATGCGGCGTCGCCTTGTCGAGCTTGAGTTCGACCGCGAGCGGGGTCTTGCCGCGCGCTAGGCCGGAGCGGTTGCCGACGCGGAAGATGTGCGTGTCGACCGCGAACGTCTCCGCGCCGAATGCGAC